CAGCGTTATGTGACCGGCGCAGAGCCGACCACTATCGTTGCTGCCGCAGGTGCATACCTGTCGGACTTCGGTCTCATCAGCATCGTTGCCGACCGCTTTATGCGGACCACGGACGCGCTGGTGCTTGATCCCGAGTACGCAGCCCTGGCTTACCTCCGTCCGTTCCAGACCAACGACCTGGCAAAAACTGGTGACTCTGAAAAGACCCAGATCCTTGCTGAGTTGACGCTGGAGATGCGGAATGAGAAGGCTCACGGCGGTATCTTCGATATCAAAGCAGCCTAAAGTGTTGTAGAATCGGGGGCGGGTTAGTCCCGCTCTCGTTTTCGGAGGGAAAGTGCGTAAACTTGGAACTGAGGTGGTCAACGGAGAAGTCCGAACCACTTATGCAGACAACGAAGGTAACCTGATTACCAAAGCGGAGTCGAATCTCACTCCGATCATCGAGGCCAACAAAGCCTCTTATAACTCAACAGATGAACGAGCGCGGTGGGGCAACGGCCAACTGGTCGCAGATATACCGTTTCCGGTCATCGAGGATCTGAACCGACAAGGAATCCTGCGCGGATTTGCGGTGATGGATCAGAAAAGAATGAAAGCATGGCTAAACAACCCGGATAATCGGTTCTTCCGTACCCGACCCGGCAAAGTTTGAGGAGAAAAGATGGGCAAGAAAAAGGGGCATAAGGTCGCCATTTGTATTCCTACGCGTGGCGAGATGGAAGTTGGCACAGCGTTTGACCTAGCACTCATGTGCGGGTACGACTCAAGATTCAGAAAAGACGGTCAGCAAGCCCTATATACCGTTGCAGGAACCCTGATCTTCGATCAGCGGGAGAAGTTAGCAGAAACAGCCTTAAACGAAGGCGCGGATTATATCCTTTGGGTAGATGCAGATATGCGGTTCCCAAAGAATACAATTCAACACTTGATGTCGCTGGATAAGGATATTGTTGGGGCCAATGCCACAACCCGAGTCCCGCCGATCCACGGTACAGCAAAGAACGCCTGGATCAACAAAGAAGAAAAGACGATTACTTGGCAGAAGATCTCCTCTAAAGACAAAAAGGGATTGGAACGGGTGACCGCAATTGGATGTGGCGTGATGATGGTAAAGGCAGAAGTCTTTCGGAATACGCCCCGTCCGTGGTTTTGGTTTGAGCAACTCCCCGGTGAAAAACTACTCGGGGAGGATGTGTATTTCTGCGTGAAAGCGCACGATGCAGGTTATGAAACATGGGTGGATCACGACTTCTCTAACGTGATCGGCCATGTCGGTTCCCACACATTTGGATGGCACGATGTAGCCAGTAAGGAAGAAGATGGCTCTGACGAGTTACTCTACACTAAAGACGGCAGTTGCGAACTATCTTGGGCGCAGCGACCTGACTAGCCAGATTCCTGATTTTATTACGCTGGCAGAACTCCGTCTGTCGCGGGAGATTCGTACCCGCAAACTGTTGAAATCCGTAACCACAAGCACCACCGCTGGCGACTCTACCGTAGCCCTCCCGTCAGACTTTTTGGAACTGCGGGACATTTACCTAGACGGCAACCCCCGTATCTCCCTGCAATACCTATCCCCGTCTACATTTACCCGCAACGCTCAGGCCACGGTCTCTGGCAAGCCCGCTGTCTACACAACATTGGGTCAGGAGTTTGAGTTCGCACCGATTCCTGACAAAGCCTATACGGTGGAGTTGCTGTATTACTTCAAGCCCGTTGCGATGTCCGATAGTGTGGCGTCCAACGAGTTCTTAGCAAACTATCCAGATGCTCTGCTGTACGCAACCCTGGCTGAAGCCGAGCCGTACCTGATGAACGACGCCCGTATCCAGGTCTGGTCAAGTATGTATGACCGCGCAGTCAATAACATTAGTGTCTCGGACGAGGACTCAGAGTTCTCTGCCGTTCCCCTTCAAATGTCTGTCACCACGAGGTAACTATGTCCGAAATGTCCAACTACCTGGAAAACGGGTTGCTTAACGCCGTTCTCCGCAATACGTCCTACACCTCCCCCGCAACCGTCTACGTTGGGCTTTACACCTCCAACCCTGGCGAGGGAAACACGGGAACCGAAATCTCTGGCAACTCCTATGCCCGCAAGTCTGCGACCTTTGGTGCGCCGTCTGACGGGGTTTGCACGAACTCGGCGGCGGTGGAGTTTGACCAAGCAACAGGTTCTTGGGGAACGGTATCCCATGTCGGTCTGCTAGACGCAATCACCTCTGGCAACCTCTTGTTTTACACGGACATCACGACCTCCAAGACCATTGAGACCGGAGACATCTTCAAGATCGCTGCTGGCTCTCTGAGCGTTACATTGGCATAAATGGCACTTACTCTAGAGGAACTCGATCAGTTAGGGACTCTAGATTCAATGCCGCAGTACCCGTTGGACTCAACGTGGTATGTGGACAAGGTGTGCGGACCGTGGACGCTAGACGCAATGGATGCGTTTGGCACGCTGGATTCCCTAAACTTGGCGATGGACTCCGACGCATGGGGGACCGCCTGTATCTACTTTGACGCACCCGCACAAATAACGGCCTCTGGGACCATGAGTGCCAGCGCACAGCGCGAGCGTCAGGGTCAAGCATTGATTACTGCCTCCGGTGCAATGCAAGCCGGTGGGTTTGCAATCCGTTCCGGTCAGGCACTTATTGCCGCCAGCGGGTCTTTAACAGCAACTGGACTTCGAGAGAGGTTTGGTAGTGGGGCAATATCTGCCACAGGAACCATGTCTGCAACCGCAAACACGGTCAAGCAAGCAGAGGCCCAAATTTCCGCTTCTGCGGCGTTTTCTGCCACCGCCTTTAGGATCACCCAAGGCGAAGCACTTATCGCCTCTAGCGGCTCATTAAGCGCCTCTCCGGTCAGAATCAGAACTGGACAGGGTTTAATCTCTGCTGCGGGTACTTTAACTGGGTCCGGCATCAGACTTAGGACGGGACAGGCAAGCATAACCGCGACGGGAAGTATGTCGGCAACCGGAGGCTTTGAGGCTTCGGGCCAAGCGCTGATTACGGCCACCGGATCTATGTCGGTTACCGGAAACGCGACATTTTCCGCATCTGCACAAATTTCTGCGTCTGCTACTTTTGTGGCAAACGGGGTTCGACTAGGTGATAACTGGAGCAACGTGACTACGGGATCAGAGACTTGGACGGCGACATCTGTTGGCACGGAGACTTGGACTGCGGTTTCGGGTAGCGCGAACACATGGACGGACGTTCCTGTCACCTCGGACACTTGGACAACTAATTCTGCTGGAAACAACACATGGCTCGGATAGATTTTGGTGAATGGTTGCCTGACCAGCCCGGACTTACGGGGGTTGTCAAAGAGGCATTAAATGTCGTCCCGCAGGCCGTGGGCTATGGACCTCTGAGAACGCCTGTGGACTATTCCCAAGCGGCATCGGAGAACATCAATAACGTGGTGGCTGGTAGAAACCCGTCATCGGGCAACACCGAAGTCTTTGCCGGTGGGTCTACCAAGTTGTTCAAGTTGGATTCCAACGACCTGTCTTTGGACAACGTATCCAAGGCGGGTGGGTATTCGACCCCAACCGAGCAAAAGTGGCGGTTTACGCAGTTCGGAAACGTCTTGATTGGCGCAAACGCACAAGCCAAGTTGCAATACTGGACGCTAGGAACCTCGACCGCATGGGCTGATCTGGCAGCAGACGCCCCCACCGCAAGATACCTCACCGTGGTCCGAGACTTCGTGGTCACGGGCTACACATCAGGAACCGATCCCCAGAAGGTGCAATGGTCTGGGATCAATGACGAAACCCAATGGACCGCCAGTTCGACCAATCAGTCGGACTACCAAGTCATACCCGACGGTGGATCTGTGCAGGGTATTACGGGTGGTGAGTTCGGACTCGTCCTGATGGAAAAGTCGATATACCGGATGTCCTACGTTGGAACACCGGCAATCTTTCAGTTTGACAACATTGCCAGGAACTTGGGGTGCTTTGAACCCAACTCCATTGTTCAGTATCAGGGGGTCACATACTTCCTGTCTGACGACGGCTTTTACGCCTGTAACGGCACACAAGTCATTGGGATTGGCGCTGAAAAGGTAGATCGGTACTTCTTTTCTGACTTGGATGAGTCATATTCTTACAAGATGTCGGCAACTGTCGATCCGATTAAGAACCTTGTGGTCTGGGCGTATCCATCCTCGGGTTCTAACGGCAACGTAGATAGCCTGATGATCTACAACTTTGAGACAAAGAAGTGGTCTCACGCAGACGTTTCTGTCTCCTTTGTGGCGCAGTCTGCAACCCCTGCCTACACCCTAGAGGCACTAGACGCTTTCGGGACGGTGGACACGATCTCCACGAGTTTTGACTCCCGTATCTGGACGGGTGGCAAGTCGCAGTTTGTAGGTGGAAGCGGAGCAAAGATCGTGACGTTCTCGGGATCAAGCCTTACCGGAACCATCCAGACCGGAGACATAGAGGCTCCAGGCCAAACCAGCACGATAAACATGAGTCGTCCTCTTGTAGATGGTGGCGCTGCGGATGTAGCGTTTGCCACACGCAATCGACTTGTAGACGCTGTTTCGTTCGGTAGTTATACTTCTGCGGACAGCGAAGGTCGCGCCGCATTTAGGACTACGGGACGTTACCACCGCTTGTCGGTACAACCCTCTGGCAGTTGGACAACCGCCATTGGGATTGACTTTGATCTCTTGCCCGCAGGTAGACGATGACGTTTCGTGTTTTGCCGTATCAGGGTGGGTCGCCACGGGAAATATCCGAGGTGGTCAACAACATTATGAATGGCAAGACCAACAATACCGGGTCGGTCACAATCAACACGGGTGGTGCGACAACCACCACGATTACAGACGCTCGGATTGGTTACGGGTCCAAGGTCATACTGCTTCCGACCTCACAAATGTCGGCAAGCCAAGAGTTTCCTTACGGATCGTTTAACAGTACGCAAGACCAGACGATTGCAAGTACGACTACTGCGTATGCGATGACTTACAACGTCACCGACTTCTCAGATGGTGTGTCGCTGGCTAACAGTTCCCACCTGGTTGCTGGATATTCGGGGATCTTTAACCTTCAGTTCAGCGCACAGATTATCAACACGGACTCACAGATTCAGGACGTCAGTATTTGGTTTAGGAAAAGCGGCACAAATATAGCAAACAGCAACAGCCAGTTTTCCATTCCAAACCGACACGGTACAACGGATGGTGCGTTGATTGCGGCGCTCAATATCTATGTGGATTTGGTTAAAGACCAGTATGTAGAGATTATGTGGTCGGCAAGTAGTACGGCTGTGTCGTTGGATTACATTGCAACACAATCCAACCCAACCCGTCCGGCAACACCATCCGTGATTGCAACTATGAGTTATGTGTCCACAAACGGATACACCAGCAACATCTACTTTGACCCATACGTCTCTGCTACGGCAAACGGCAGCGCAACCATATCGCACTCGCCAAACAGCATTGCCGGTAAGACGTTTGACTATGTGATCGTTGGATGATCGAGATACGAAACATCCAACCGCAAGAACTGAAGGGCTGGTGGCAGTTTGTAAAACCGGGATTGGAGACTATTCTCAAGAAATCCCCAGAAGATTGGATTGTCGAAGATGTGTACGCCCAATGCTTTTGCAAGAACGCACTACTTTGGGTGTTCGTAGAAGAAAACAAGCCTCTGGGCTTTGCGGTCCTTGTAGTACGACCTGAGTCTGTCCATGTGTGGTGTCTGTGGGCGGCGGTCAGAGACAGGATGCGCGAAGGCTCGGAGATATTTTGGCAGACGTTGCGTGAAGGCAACATCAAGAAGGTGACGTTCGAGTCTCACCGTAAGGGCTGGGACAAGATCGCACGCGAATATGGTTTTTCACCCCGAACGTGGGTAAAGGAGTTAGCATGAGTGGTGGTGGCGGCACGAATACCGTAACAAGGACGGAACTTGATCCGACGATGCGTCCCTACGTCCAGTACGGACTGTCAGAGGCACAGCGTCTTTATCAGACCCCCAATGTTCCGCAGTATTATCCCGGACAGACCTACATCGGTCCCTCCCAGCAGACACAGACTGCATTGGAGGCGGCGCAGACCCGCGCCACTATGGGCAACCCTCTCGTTCCTGCGGCACAGCAACAACTCTTGGGAACCATACAGGGCAACTTCTTGGGTGGCCCACGGCTCGTTACCGACCCCGCAACGGGCCAAGTAACCACGGTGGCCGGTGGAAATCCGTACCTAGAGGCAGCGCTACTGCCCGGGTTCCAAGCCGCGCAACGCCAGTACGAAGGCGCAACCAACACCGCCCTCTCTAACTTCTCCCGCGCTGGGAGATATGGCTCTGGTGCAATGCAAGGCGCACTTACAAACATTGGTGGCGAGTTTGCCCGCGCACTTACGGGGCAAGCAGGTCAACTGGGTTATGCCAACTACGGAGATGAGCGTGCAAGACAGATGGCCGCAATCGGAGCCGCTCCAAGTCTAGCCGCACAGGATTACGCTGACATTCAACAGATGGCAAACATCGGACAACAGACCGAGGCATATCAGGAAATGGCCCTGCAAGACGCGATTAACCGTTACAACTTTTCCCAACAAGCCCCGTACACAAAACTTCAATCCTTCCTCTCTGGGGCCTACGGTGCGCCGTCAGGTATGCAACAGACAACTCCGGTGTATAGGAACCCGTTGGCTGGTGCGGTCGGTGGTGCGCTGACCGGCGCTGCTCTTGGTGGAACCGGATCAGGTTCAATGTTTAGCCCACAACAGGGCGCGTTAGGCGGTGCATTGCTGGGCGGGTTGTTGAGATGAGCGGGGCAGAGTTTCTGTTGGCTGCTAATGCCGCAGCCGCACCAACTGCCGCCGCAACCGCTACTGCGGCAGCAAACGCTAC